CATCGAGCATTGTTAAGTACGTAAGCCAAAAAGCAGGTATTGGTATTGGCGGCGGCAAGATACGAGCAATTGGTTCACCAGTGCGTCAAGGAGATGCTTACCATACAGGAATTATTCCGTTTTATAAACTATTCCAAAGTGCAGTAAAATCATGCTCACAAGGCGGAGTTAGAGGCGGTGCCGCTACTGTTTATTATCCAGTGTGGCATTTAGAAGTTGAAGAAATGCTAGTGTTAAAAAATAACAAAGGCACAGAAGATAATCGTGTGCGTCATATGGATTATGGTGTACAGTTTAACAAACTAATGTACGAGAGACTTATCAACGGCGGCAATATAACTCTTTTCTCACCAAATGATGTGCCTGGATTGTACGATGCTTTTTATGCAGACCAAGATAAGTTTAAAGAGTTGTATGAACAAGCAGAACGAAAGACATCTATTCGCAAGAAATCAGTTCCAGCAATACAGTTATTCAGTAGCTTTATGGAAGAGCGTAAGAACACAGGACGTATTTACTTACAGAATGTAGACAATGCTAACGACCACGGCAGCTTCCTTCCAGAGGTTGCACCTATTAGACAAAGTAATCTGTGTGCAGAGATTGACTTACCTACAAAGCCATTGAAGGATCTAAACGATCCAGAAGGTGAGATTAGCCTATGTACTCTTAGTGCAATTAACTGGGGCAACATTAAAACTCCAGCAGACTTTGAGCGTGTATGTCGTTTAGCAGTACGTGGACTTGATGCACTACTAAGCTATCAAAACTATCCAATCCTAGCAGCGCAGTTATCTACAGAGAAGCGCCGTCCTTTAGGCGTTGGCATTATTAACTTTGCATACTGGATGGCAAAGAATGGATTGACTTATCAAGATATTGATGGTGAAGGATTAGAATTAATCGACGAATGGGCAGAAGCATGGAGTTACTATTTGATTAAAGCAAGTGCAGACTTAGCTAAAGAACAAGGCGCACCAAGTGGTAACCTAGAAACAAAGTACGGACATGGTATTACACCTAATCAAACATATGCAAAGGCATTAGATGAATACTTGCCACACAAAGAGCGTATGGACTGGGATACACTTAGAACACAATTAAAAGAAACAGGCATCCGTAACTCAACACTAATGGCACTTATGCCAAGTGAAACGAGTGCGCAGATTGCTAATGCAACAAATGGAATTGAGCCACCACGTTCACTTATTTCAATTAAGCAATCAAAGCACGGAGTACTAAAACAAGTAGTACCTGAATACAAAAGACTTAAAAACAAATATGACTTATTATGGGAACAGCGTTCACCTGAAGGGTATATTAAAATTATGTCAGTGCTACAAAAATACATTGATCAAGGTATCAGTGTTAACACAAGTTATAATCCTACGTACTATGAAGATGAAAAAATCCCACTAAGTACAATGTTACAGCATTTATTGTTGTTCTACAAACTAGGAGGAAAACAGCTATACTATTTTAACACCTATGACGGCCAGGGCGAAATTGATGTAAGTAAGATGTTTGAAACAGAATTAGCACCAACAGAAATTGAAGACGAAGATTGTGAAAGTTGCACAATTTAGTTGACACAGCACATGTAATGTGTTATTATAAGAAAGCAAGCAAAGGAAAGTATAATGGGCGTATTTGACGTAGACAATCGTGTCGATCACACTAAGGTAACAGCATTTTTGGATCCATCAGGAGGTCCAACTATACAGCGTTATGACAGTTTAAAGTATAAACAGTTTGACGGTTTAACAGATAAACAGTTAGGATTCTTTTGGCGTCCTGAAGAAGTTGATATCTATAAAGATGCAGCTGACTTTAAAAGCCTTACTGAACATGAACAGCATATTTTTACAAGTAACCTAAAACGTCAAATTCTATTAGACAGTGTACAAGGTCGAGCTCCAGCAGAATCGTTTGGCAGTATTGTAAGTTTACCTGAACTAGAAAATTGGATTATTACTTGGACATTTAGTGAAACAATTCACAGTCGCAGTTACACACATATTATTCGTAATGTATATTCTAACCCTTCAAAAGTATTTGACGAGTTAATGGACGTTAAAGAAATTGTAGATTGTGCAGATAGTATTTCAGGCTATTACAATGAACTAATTGAATCGAGTATGTATTATAATTTACTTGGTGCAGGAACTCATACAGTTAATGGCAACAAAGTTGAAGTAGACATGTACGAGCTAAAGAAGAAACTCTGGCTTGCACTGATGAGTGTTAACATCTTAGAAGGTGTGCGTTTTTATGTGAGCTTTGCATGTAGTTGGGCGTTTGCTGAACTAAAGAAAATGGAAGGCAATGCTAAAATTATTAAACTTATTGCCCGCGATGAGAACTTGCACTTAGCATCAACACAAGCATTACTTAAAGTATTAAAAACAGACGACAAAGACTTTGTAAAGATTGCAAAAGAAACAGAAGCAGAATGTATACAAATGTTTGTTGACGCAGTGGATCAAGAAAAGGCATGGGCGCAGTACTTGTTTAAAGATGGTTCAATGATTGGTTTGAATACAGAGTTACTTGGACAATACATTGAATATATTTGTACTCGTAGAATGACAAACATTAATTTAAAGTCACCTTACAATGCAAAGAATAATCCGTTGCCGTGGACACAGAAGTGGATCAGTGGAGCCGAAGTTCAAGTAGCACCACAAGAGACTGAGATAACTAGTTATATTCAAGGAGGTACTAAACAAGATGTTAGTGCTGACACTTTCAAAGGATTTAGCCTATAATGATTGAAATTTACGGAAAGCCACAGTGTCCATTTTGCGATAGGGCAAAGGCACTATGCGAGCAAAGAGAATTAGAATACACATACAAACAACTTGGTACAGACTTCACCCGTGAGGAAGTACTAGAAATGTTCCCAACAGCACGTACCTTTCCGCAAATTAAAGTAAACGGTACAAGCATTGGCGGATATGATAAACTAGGTACGTACCTAGAAGAAACTAACTATAACGGGACAGGATACTCACTATAATGTTAATTGAAGCACCCTATAAAATCGGAGACACAGTGTCTCTAAAACTAACATCAGGCGAAGAAATTATTGCTCGCCTTGAATCAGAAGACACTAACACATACACGCTTAAAAAGCCAATGGTTCTTATTGCACAAGAAAAAGGACTAGGACTTGCACCGTTTATGTTTAGTGTATCGCCCGACGGCAAATTTGTTATGAAAGCAAGTGCAGTAAGTTGCCTTGCAATTACACAAGACGAAATTAGCAAGCAATATACCCAACAAACTACAGGCATTGTTACCTAAAATAACTGGTTGACAACGTTTCATATTGGTTGTATAATACTAGTATGAATAAAATTAATAGGCAAAGAAAAAGGCAAAATATGTATAAAGTAATACTTACAGACGCAGACGGCGTACTGCTCAATTGGGAGTACGCATTTAGTTGTTGGATGCAACAGCATGGACACACTGAAGTTGAAAATGCTAACTGGATATACGATATCGGTGAACGCTTTGGAGTAACCAAAGAAACTGGTAAGTTGTTAGTAAAGCAATTTAACGAAAGTGCAGCTATTGGATTTCTTCCAGCACTACGTGATGCAATGTACTATGTTAAAAGGTTACACGAAGAACACGGATATGTATTCCGTTGCATTACAAGTCTAAGTTTAGATAAAAATGCGTATAAACTTCGTAAAATGAATCTAGAAAAATTGTTTGGTGAAACAGCTTTTGAAGAACTTGTTTGTTTAGACACAGGTGCTGACAAAGATGATGCTCTTGAACAATACAGAGATTCAGGATTGTATTGGATTGAAGACAAACTATCTAATGCACAACTTGGTTTAGACTTAGGTCTAAATGCTATACTTATTGAACATGGATTTAACATGAACGATGATATTCCAGAAGGTATGAAGAAGGTAGTTAACTGGAAAGAAGTGTACGAACACATTGTGAATAACGAAACATAAAAATATGAAAAAACTTTTTACAACAGTAAGTCTTGTACTAGCAACGGCGACACCAGCATTAGCAGACACAAGCGAAGCATATACACAAGACCACTACAAAGTAGTTCTTGAACAAAAACCATATAACGTAGAAGTATGTAAAGACATCAAAGTTCCGCAAAAAGGACCGTTGAACACAGAAGGAGCAATCCTTGGTGGCATACTTGGCGGCGTTATAGGTAACCAATTCGGTAAAGGAAACGGTAAAGAAGCCGCAACTGGAGTCGGAGCATTGACAGGTGCAATACTTGGCGGACAGAACAAAGGTCCTCGAAATTACACTACACAGCGTCAATGCCAAATTGAAACACGATACAAAGAAACTGAACGAGAAATTTACAGTCATAGTACAGTAAAATTTTATCATGAAGGTCAACGGATCGTATTAAAGTTTCATAAGTAACAACAAATAATAGGAGAAAAATATGACAATACATGAAGAAATAGTACAGGCATTTAATAACTACTTGTCTGAATCAGAAACATTTGAAGATAAGAGCGTAAAAGCTGCAGCCGCAAGAGCTCGTAAAGCACTAGGTGACTTAGGTAAATTATCAAAATCACGTAGAGCAGAAATTCAAGACAAAAAGAACGCGATGTAATGCTTTGGGAAATTTGGTGCAAAGCAATCGGCACCAAAGCCTACAACGATAATCGTAGAGCAGACTGGGTTGCAATGGTACGTACCGGATGGGTATTGTTACACATTGCAACCTGCCTTGCTATTATAACAAATGCAATAGCCAATCATGGCTGGGGCTTAATAGGATTGTAGAGCTTTGGTAAACTACGTATATAACTAAATACTCTGTAGTACAAAAGGAGATCTAGTTATGATATGGTTAGACTATACTGTAGAATCAGCAGGCAAAAACTTCACTGTCAAAGGTGATTGGCCTGGAGAAGTAATGGGAGTTGCCAAGGATGGCACACCCAAAGAAAATTATCTATACAAGCCTGGAGATGTATTCATTGTAAATGAATCTGGATGGCTATGTAAGTCAGATGAACTGTCGTCAATGATATTAAAATACGAAAGTAATAAAAAATGAACGTAAGTACAGGTGACAAAGCAGTTATTGTATTCAGTATTAATACTGCTAATATAGGACGCATTGTTAATGTATCAGAATACATTGGCAAATTTAAAGAAGGCGAACAATTTGAAGCGTTCGGCATGAAGTCACATTGTCCAGTAACAGATCACTACTGGTGGATTGAAGCAGACGATTTAAATATACAGTTAGGTCCGTCACCAAAAGCATATATTGCTGATAGTTGGCTACGTAAGATTACAAATCCTAAAGAAAAACTTACTGACACTATTGAAAAAGAACTTGACATCTTCGCATAACTAGTGTATAAATAGTATTGTAACGTTGAAGCAATTCAAACGACGAGCTGGACTCGGGGGCGGTACCCGACAGCTCCACCATAAGCACACTGTTTCTAGGGTCTGACCCGCGAAATCGCCTTTAAGGGTTCTTTGAGCCTCGTGGTTGGCAGTGTGTTTATGATGGGGCTGAACTAGGATCGACAGGCGGATTAGTAGAAGAGTGGAGTTGCCCGGATGTAAGCTCGGTTAACGCGAACAAACTTAATAATTGCAAAC